TCTTCAATTGTTAAACCAGCTACCATACCATTCCACTGATAAGGTACTGCTTCCTGAATTGCCTGGATTAAAGCCTTTTTCAAAATAGACTTATCGATTTTTTTTCCTTGTTTTAAAAGCCCAAGTTCGAAATACTTTTTAGCCAAATACCAATTTTGAGTTTCTTTATGCTTTTCAACCCTCTCTTTTTCTGCTTTTTGTTCCGGCGTCAATTCGGGTTCTGCATACTGACTTCGGCTCTGTCGTTTATCTGCTTTACTAGGTAAAGCATCTTTTTTATTCCGTAACTTCACATAAATTGTTTTACCTTTTTCTTCAATATCCCTGGTACCAACAATCACAGCCGCCCGAGCGCCTTTTTCACCTTTTTTCACACGTTCCCAATTTTCATAACCTATAACTAATTTTTCATTCTTACCGACCTTTTTTACATTATTCTTCCAGGAAGTCTCTGATACCATAAGTACATCTTTCATTTTCTCATCATTGGCTTTTTCTTTTACTAATCTTTCAGCATGTGCCCTTACTTTAATGTTGAAACATTCCGGCTTTAAACATACACCTTTAGAAGCTTTAGTTGCATATTCAGGAAAGAGCTGGCCATCTGAAGCTGTATTTTTGATACACCCGATACAAGCCCCCATGTCTTTATTTAAAGTTTTATCATCAAGAGGGAACGAAGCGGAGCCCAATTTCTTTTCAATATTGGATTCTACCCAGTATTCCAGTGATTTTACCGCCAATGAATGTTTACCGCTCGTTAAATAATCATCACGAACTATATCCTTTATGGCGTTTTCCTGTTGCTCAATTGTTAACCTTGCAAGGATCCTGCAATGAGTATACTTCAAGATATCCTTCTGATATAACTCTTTAGCCTTCGGGCATAAGTGCGCCAGCTGTAAACGTTCCCTTACATACTTATCACTTCTACCAATTTTTCCGGCAATAGCTTCAACTGTATACCCTTCTACCTTCAGGAGCGCAGCGTAACCTTCACCCTCTTCCAAAGGATGTACATCTTCACGCTGATTATTCTCTATTACCTGGATTTCCAGTACTTCTGCATCAGTATAAGTACGAATTACACACGGGACCGCTTTTAAACCTGCTATTTTAGCCGCGCGAAATCTCCTGGAACCAGCAACAATCTCATAATCTCCCAATGTTTCTTTTAATGGTCTAACAACCAAGTTTTGCACTATACCTTTAATCTTAATACTATCAGCAAGATCATTTAATGCTTTTTCTTCATATACTTTCCTGGGATTTGTTTTTGATTCCTTTAGCTTGTTTATATCGATAAACTTTATTACTTCACTTTCACCTGCTTTATATCCTTCATGAAGCTTAAAAGGAAGTACTGATTTATTTTCATTTTCCATTGATCATTATTTCCTTTCCACATTATATTTCTCACCTGCAATATTCCTGTCAACCGGCCATCTTCCCAACTGACCGCCTTTACCGGGATTCTCTTTTTCACAAATTTTATCTCCTGTCATTATCTTGTCAAATTTCATACTTTCCAAAGTGCAGTCATTACTTCTAAGCTCCTGGTCCCTGATTTCACCCAATTCAATACCAAGCCACATTTTAGCTTCTATCAAACGCATCTTTGATTCATTTGCAAATACTACATAGGGAATATTATATGGTAATTGACCTGTCTGATTATAAACTTCTAAATTCGAATCAAATTCAGATGATAATTTTTCAATTTCTCTTCGCAGTAATTTCAGCCCTGCAACTACACTCAAATTTCCCATTGATATCGGACCATTATAACAATCCGCTTCAGGCTCAATTATATTATTTGCCGGGTTCATACTTTCAGGATAAGGATTTTTACTTTTCAATTCACCAAGTACCTTCCCAAGCCACATTTTAGATAGAGTTAAATTATCAGTAACCTTAGATCTTACTGAAAAGGAAAATGCTACCACACAGGCTAACAACTTCGAAATATAATCTATTTCAATACGTAGTTTTTTAATCTTTTGTTCAATCATTTTTTTACTCCTTTTAGATTTATTGTATTTAATATTTTTTAAATTTAAAATTTTACTTTCTTAGACATATTCATTTATGGGTATTGATGATAACCTACTCTTCTCGTTCTTACTGTTAAATTCTTACTTTCAGTATCATTTCCATTATAATCTATAATCATAAGACAATCCACTTTTTGCATAAACTCCAAATGTAAAACAATCACTTCAAACACATCATAAAACTTAACAATATACCTTTCATCATAATATTTTCTACTTTCGATTATGATTGAATCAATCACACCTTCATTTTCAACAGTCCGCACCTTTTTATCAATAAACGCCTGACTAAGTTTTTCCCAAATACTTAGTTTTAAATTTTCATTTTCTTCAACTTTTATAAATTCAATTGTCATTTTAATAACTCCTCAACATAATCTTTCACTGTGTTTAAATTTTTATTGAATCCAATCTTACCGCTCACGTAAAGGCTCCATTTGTTACTGTTTTTTTTCTGCAGAACGCAGAATTCCTTATTTTCAAACTTCATTGTGCAAAAGTGATTCACCAGCTCCGCCCGGTCCCTCGATAAACCAGTCGCCAATAATACCGGCTTAGTCATAACTTCTTTATTTTACCTTCATCAAATAACTTGATAAAATATATCTCAGCTTCATCAGGAGTCATGTACATTATACTTTCTACCAGGGTATTTAAAGTCCCGTCCGTGATTCGCATTTCCTTTGTAAAGTCCATTTCCGATACGAAATTGAAATAACATTTTTCATCCTGCCGGTATATTTTAATTCTTTTACTTTTAAATCCATATTGTTTCGGATTTGGTAAATCATCAATATATTTTCTTCTCATTTACAGTAATGATAATTGTTCAGATTCAACAGCTTCATGCATTGAAAGCCATTCCCGCAGTTCCCCGTTATCCTTCGAAATCAAATCATCAAACGGCATATTCAATTTGGCGCATCGCTCTAATAGATTAAACCGCGGCATTGTGACTTCTATTTTATTAAATTTTATAAAAGGGCGTGTATCTTTTGATAGTTTTTCTTTGAATATTTTCAGATCACGTCTGAAATTCTCTTCATCAATTCTTTCTTTTTCCTTAGGATCTATAATTCTGGGTTTTCTGAATACTTCAGGCCGTGTACAGGTTACAAAATGAGATTTATGTTTCTTGTAATTGAAATGCTGATCATCCTTATCAACTGTATCTGCATCAACAGGCATAAGCTTATTCTTTTCAGTCAGAAGATATATTATCTTCGTTCTGCAGGCTTTACACTCACTTTGTATTCTTCTGTTATCACTCATAAATATTACCGAAAAAGTATTCCTGGTATTTATCGCCGTTTACGGCTAGCTGATTAATTTTCTTTTCAAAAAAACTCATTGCTTTTAAATCAGAATTACTCTTATTTTTCTTTTTTTCTATTCTGTCATACTCACCTTCAAAATATTCCCGAATTGCGCACGTTCTCATGTAAACATCAAAAATATTCATCAGCATAGTATCTTCCCTTCTTCAGCAAATTGCCTAATTTCAACCTGGTACTCTACTATCTTTTCGCATTTATAATAAGAAAGCTCGATCGGATATTGTGTACCTTCGCAGATTGTAATTGATGGTTTTTTTCCAGCTAATCCCTGATATGATATTACATGCATTCTAATCGAATAAAAACTATCCATTATCTTTTTACACTTTTCTCTCCCGAAGTATACTTTATATTCTTCATCAGGATTCAGAAGTAATGTTTTATTTCCTTTAAAATCTACTATGCTAGCCATTTACTTTTAAAACTTCATTGTAATATTTTAAAGCATTATCGAACTGATCAATCTCAAATGTTTTCAAACTATCTACAACAGGAATACTACCCATTGGAGCATACATCACACCACGTTTTACAACTTCGTAACCCATAAGTTTTTTTGATTTAACGTGTCTGATTTCACGTAATTCAAATTCGTTATCTTTTTCACTACTCATTATAAGTTTTCTCTTATTGCTAATTCTATTAATTCATCAAGTTTGTTTCTTAAAATCTTTGCATCCTGAACTGAAAGACCGTGATTAGCCATATAAATATCCTGAACATCTATTTCAAACATTATCACATTTTTAGATTCCGGGGTATTTGCCTTTCCTACATATACGTTCAAAATAGACTCATTTGTTGGTTTTGGCTCAAATGAATCATTAAAACTTACGATAGATTTCTTCAATGGAGCTGTCATATACTACCTCTTTTGTTATGGTTTTATTAGACTAAACTGTTTATTTTTGGTTATGAATAGAATAAGTAAAATATTATCAGACCGCATGAAAGAGCTCGATATTTCCGAATACCGCCTTTGTAAGGATAACGGAATTATACAGCAATCTTTTAACAGTTCCCTTAAATCCGAAAACAGCTGGAACTCGGCGATCGTATTATTTAAAGCCTGTAAATATCTTGGATTGGATTTTGAAGAAGTTGTTTCAGATGAAAAGCCTGATAAACAAAGTTTGCTCATCAATAAGCTTATACGGGAAAATAAAGCTTTAAAAGAAGACTTGGAAAAAGAGAAAATTAAAAATAAGAAATTCAGCAACATCGTAAAGGTTATTAAAACTATTGATGAATGACCGGATTTTATCATTTTAATTTTTCCTTAATTTTTTTTTCTACTAGTGCTAAACTTTCGATATTACCGAACAAATCCTGTTGTATTGTTTTACCGTAATATCTCATTTGATACTTCATCGCTAGATCATATTTAGCCTTCATATATTCTTCACATTGCCATTCTTTTTGGAATACTTCCCCCCTGTTATATGCTTCGAAGCATAATCTGAATTGTGGTTCCCATGGAATCCTTTCCGGCATGCTGCGCCCGGGTATCCAAACAGAACTTCCCTTATCGGGATTTTCCTGCCATGATCTTAAATGAATTTGTTTTTTGGGGGTAATTGCCGCTAAAGTCTCAATGAAAGAGAGATGTCTATCCATTAAGTGGTAAGTCCTTTCTTGTAAAGTTTATGGAATTCTCGAAATTCCCTTTTAACTTTACTCGAATCCATACCTAATTTCAGGTATTGATATAAAAAAATTTGTAAATTGTGGAATTAATATTGTAAGTGTATTTGTAGTTTTTGTTTAGAATTTGAATCTTTTTTTTTGCAACTTTACATATGCCCAATTATATTTTACTGAGTATATATTATTTCTCGTTTTATCAACAATCACAAAAAAATAAGCTTTTTACGCTTATATCTACAAATACTTCATTACTTATTAACATCCACTGTTAATTTATAATGCTGTTTAACCCCCAAAATGTTTAAAGAACAAATGATACTTAGTTTACTGTTTCGACCTGGTTAGCGTTGATTCTTTTTAATATTTCTTTTTCTTTAATCTTGTTTGAATCCAGATCATTTATAAATTCTTCGAATACCACATTAGTAACCTTATGAAGTTCTACACCCAAAGTAATAGCAAGTAATTTTAACCTGTCTTTGTGTTTTTTTTGAACTGAAACCGTTGTAGTTTTTGAGTTACTCATATATTCTTATACAAATATAAGGATTGAAAGTTCCATTTGTCAATAGCGCTATACAATTATTTTGTATAAATGCCTAAAATCTTCTGTTTTTTATATTTTTGATTTCCCCCAATGTAAGTTTTGGAGTCTTAACTCTACCTTTTCAGCCATTTTCATTTTTTCCTTCTATGGACTAATCCAAAAGTTTCTACCACGCCTGCGCTTAAGAGCTCCGCTCTTTTGTGGATCGCTTCGGCACAAACTTTCAGATTGTCTTCTCTCGCTAAAACCCTTTTTGGGTTACTAATCAAAAATACACGCACAGTGTAAAAACATAGAAAGGATTAAAACAATGGATAACCGCATTAATGAACTGTTAGAACGTATCATAAAAGATATTGAAACAGGAACATTTAACTTTAAATATGACTGGAAGCTTACAGGAACTCCGCCCCAAAACTTCATCAGTAAACATATTTATACAGGCTTCAACGCATTTTTACTTAAGTATTTTTCATCTGATACATACTTTATGACATTCCTTCAGGCAAAAGAAAGAGGAATTAAAATCAGAGCCAAAGAAAGCGGCTACAGGATTATTTACTGGAAATTATTAGACCGCATAGACCCCAAAGAAGAAAAAGTTACAAAATTCCCTTTTATGAGAATTTCTTATGTCTTCGGCTTAAGCCAAACTGATAATTTTAAACCTGAGAATAATTCAGCCTTAACCATTCCAAAGCCCGAGGAAATACTTAACAATTACCAATATAAACCTGAAATAATGATTGGTGACAGAGACCCGGCTTTTAACAGAACACATAATTTTATAAGAATGCCTTCAATCGATAAATTTAATTCGCCTAATGAGTATTATTCAGTTTTATTCCACGAGCTGGCACACTCCACCAAAATCCATTTAAAAAGGGATTACAAAGATTACGCCAAGGAAGAATTACTTGCAGAACTCACCGCAAATATTATTTGCAATTACCTCGATATCCAAACAAGCTTCACAGAAGAAAACACAAAAGCATATTTAAAAAACTGGCTTGAACAGGCTAAAAAATCCCCCCGTTATTTAATGGAAGTCATCACAGATGCAGAAGCAGCATTCAGGCTAATATGTTTCAATGAACTTAAAACGAAAGGACAAAACAATGAAAACTAATCAGAACGACAACACCAAAAGAAAATATTATTTTTTCTTTGTAGAACATTCCAAAGTATCATCAGGACTTGAATTAACAAAAACTTTATTAAACCACAGGATAGAAAATCAATCACTTCCTTTTGACCAGGAAACAGTTAAAGATATTTTCAATGCTATAGACCAGGAAATTGAACGCCTGACAGACAGTAAAATGAAAGTATTTGTTAATAATGTAATGGATATTTCAGCAAGTATTAAAAATGTATGGATATCCAAAAACAAAATAACATTCAATCAATTTGTTTGTTTATTCAATTTATTATATGGTTTATCTAAATGTTATTAATATGAAAGATTATAATCTGAATTTATTCGATGAAGTAAAGAACGAAAAACAAGTAAAGTTTCATAAACTGATTACCGAACTTGATTTTTGTATAGCCTGCGGGGAAGTATATCCCCCGCAGGAAAACCTTAAACTTTGCCCGGACTGTTTCGCTGAATGTTACCCGGGCGTAAAATTAGCCTGGCAATTTGAACGGGGTGAGCTCCCTCAATAAGGGAGCTCTTATTTTGGAAAAATTAAAAAAGGCTGCACTTCGTGCAGCCCTGAATTTCATTCCCGAAACTTACTTTTCTTTGGGAAAGAAAAGTAAGCAAAAGAAAGATATATCACATATCTACAATATTACCGGTAGTATCAACACCTTTTTTCTCATCATCACCTGCCTTTGCTTTTTTAGTACCGGCGCCGTTAGTATTGAACAGGTTCATTTGGCTTACATCAACATCTTTTATCTCCACATCTTTGTATTTGATAAGCAGATTTGCGCCGTCTTCATTATGTTTGGTCCTGATACTGAATGATACATCTTTTCTGAAGTCAACCTTCAGTTTTGAAGCATATCTTTGAATGAAAGCCTGGATATGTTTCTGATCTTCTTCAGTCAGTGCGCCGCTCGTTATAACGGCTTCCCTTGTTGTTTTTAAGTCCATAATATTGTTATTTAATTACTGCCTTTGCCCGGGCTAAGTACTGCAGACGGTCAGAGTACCCGTTTAATCCGCCGTTAACAAGCCTGGTGCACATTTCAGCATCATCCTTATCTGCATACCGGTTTATCTTCCTGAATACCGTCCAGTACCATCCTGAAGCTTCCCAAGCCATTCCCAGATCTTCTTCAAGGATCCTGGGATTATCGATCAGTTCTGGTTTACCGATATAATTAAAAAATAAAGTATGATTATTCCTTCCTGTGAGCTGTATAGGACCGTGCCCGCGAAACTTCTTGCCGTCACCGGGTTTTGTGTTCCCTAAATCCCTCCTGCCTTCATAAGCTTCACCTGAGGCTATTTCATGCATCCATTTCAAACTGCCTGATTCGTGGCCACACTGAGCGAGAAAATGCTGTACTCTTAATGGGGTATTAATTTCGTATTTCACCAGGCAATTATTAATTAAAGGCAGATGAAGTTCCAGGGTTGACCTTTTCGCAGTCTTCATAATGTATGCAAGCTGCTCTAAAGTAATTCCTTTTGATTCCGGTACTGCCGGATTTGCCGGCGGAACAAAACCTTTTGTGATTGCTGCAGAAATTGTCTTATCGCCAACAATCCCGTCATCTTCAAGATTATTATCTTTTTGAAAATTCTTTGTTGCATTTTCGACCTGCCGTCCGAAAATACTGTCCTCAGCTCCGCAGATGTACCCGGCAGAATTTAAATATTTCTGCCACGCTAATACCTGAGCGCCGATCATTCCCCTTTTTAATATCATTTTACTCTAATTTAATTTATGGATTATGGTTTGTTCGTATCTATCTCTCCTGATTTCTCAGCCCACTTCTGAGAGACCTTCGCTCCAAATGCAAATCCAAGTATCCCGAGTATTAAAAATGTCATTGGAGCTATATATGCTATGTCCGGAGGGATTACAGTTTCACCTATTATCATTGGTTCACTGTTAAATACTTTTATTGTAATAAGTACTGCCATAAATAGCGATACCAGTAAACAAACTGTACCTGCTAATCTGGTCCAGGATAACCTGCCATCATTTTCAGTAAAAAATTCTCTCATTTTATTACTACCTTTCCAAATAAATAACCGGTAGATAAACTCCCGATTATAATTGCAGCAAATACCCACCATTTAGTATTATTGGTAATTATTGCCGGTTTATCTTCCAATTCCCTTATCATCTTTTCTTTCAGCTCATTAATATTCAGAGCATCATTTAGTTTCGATGATACCAGGTTTAATTTATCTTCTGTCGTTTTGATTATTTCCGTAAGTGTTTTGTTTTCTTTTTCAAGATCTGCATTATCTACTTTCAGGAATTCATTTTCCTTGAATGCCTTCGCTATACCCTTTACTTCTTCATCGGTAAAGCAATGCCTGGGTATTGTATCAGTTTGAGCCTTTAAGCTGCCTGCGGATATAAGCAGCGTTAGAATCAGCATTATTATTTTCAATTTCTTCCAACTCCTTTTTTAATTTTGTTTTGTTGATTTTCCGGCGCTCTGTTATTGTACTTACCACGTTGTTAAGACTATCCAGTTTATTATCCTTAATTTCAATTAGCTTATCTTTTTTCTTCATCTCTTTTGTAATAGAATCTATAAGTATCTGATCTGCGGGATTTCTTTCAAACTTAACAGTCTCACTTACATCAGGCTTTAACCAGTTATAAATGAATATTCCGGCTGCTATGCAAACAACCAGTAATATCACCTGCCAATACCAATTTGTTTTAGTCATATATTTTACACCACCATAATCTTGAAACACGGCTTATTGATTCATTTTTTTCGTACCGTTCCATACATACCCAGGTTATATTCCAAAATCCATATCCCCTGTCCTTCATATCCCAGCTCCTTGGTTCTTCAGGTATATCCGGTTGCTTATATCTGTTCGGTAGATAGAGCATTTAGAAAAAATTACTTATTATTAAAATTATTAATCCGCCTAATGCGCTTGATTCAAATTTATTGTAATTGAAATACGGCATAAAGAGCCACGCTCCGGAAAAATAGATCCTCTCAAGCCAGTATGTATATCCAAATGAAAATATATTTTTTCTTGGAATTACCCGGGCTTTATTTTCAAACTCTTTTTTAACATGCTTCAGCTGGTCAAGTACAGCATAATAACCGTACTCTTTGAACATAAAATAAATTGCAAGTACCATTCCGTAAAACTGAAATGTTCCGGCATAATAACCAAAGAAAGTTATTTCACTGCCATTGTACCACAAATAAAGTAATGCAAGAATATCAAGCGGCCACTGTACAAATAGCCTGTAAAATGGAACGTAAATATTACCCCTGAACGGGTATTCCCTGAATAGTAAATAAATTAACGGATTGAATAAATTGTAAAGGTTACTCGAGAACTTTCCTCCAAATATACCTATTGAATGTTTACTTCCTTTTATCCTGTGTTCATAACAGTAACCATAGAAAAAGGCATCTGTTAAAATCAAAAATATTACTAAAAGAAGATTCATACAGTCCTAAAATATACAATAGTTTTGTATATTTCAATAGGCTATACAATATACTTTATTATTTTTGCTTTTTCTTCTTCTTTTTGGGCTTTCCAAAGAGCCATTTTAAAAGTGCATCTTGACCCGCTTTTGTTATTCCGAATGTTCTCAGAATTCCCGCGCCTGGGGTATTGCTTACCAATGTTTGATATATTCCCTTTACATGATCCCGGAATTCATAATCAAAATCGCTGCCTATCAATTCTGCCGGGGGTTCAATGATATTTGTAATACCGGTAGTTACTGCAGATGCTGTTGGTCCGAATATTGCGCCAATTACATTTGAAACTTTACCGTATGAAGATTTGCCATATCCCATAGTTCGCAAAATATCCACTGTCATACTAAGTACTCCCAGACCACCATAATTTTCAAGTAACCTTTTAACTATCCTTTTAGTATTACCTTTTGATACCTGGTTGATCAATGACTTTTCATATGCAGTTTCTTTATCTTTTTCATCTTTAAAAGGATTAAATCCAAACATACTCCTAATGGAATCGATTATATAATTTACTGTCTCACCGGCAACACCATAAGCAGCCAATGCTGTTATTAACGGGAACGGGTTTTTATGTATAAATGCTTCCTTCAGTACATTATCCAATACAAGCTGTCCCATTTTATAACCAAAAGGTTTCCACTGGGTAACTAATTTTCCTAATGGCGAGCTCCAGTACAAAGGAAGATCACTCGGACGAATATTGAACTGAGCATCACCTGCGAACTTACGCCGTATCATATTTATCTCATCATTCGTAAATTTACCCCTTTTTGTAACAGCTTCAGGATCTAGTCCAATCTTCTCAAATTCCCTGTATGCTCTTCTGCGGAGCGGTGAATTATTCTGGATCCTTTTTAACATATCCTTATAAAATACTTCACCTGCAGAAGCGCTTATAATACGGTTTATTCTGTCCGTTCCGCTGAATCCGATCCATTCAAGATAATTCCGGGTAAACCTGCCAAGCTTTGTATCAGCTCCACCGCCGAATTCACTCATTACTACGCTCTCAATAGTATCAGCAAGAGCTCCGCTCTCATATGCGTTTAACTTAGCCTCCCTGGTAAAGGATTTTACCAAACCTGTAACACCTGCTTTAATATTTCCCCTGGTTGCAGAACCTAAAAATCCCTGCAGACTGTTCCTTAATGTTGTAAAGGGAGTGAATTTACTTATTGCATTCCAGCTTTTGGCAATGTTAATTGCATCTTCCCAACCTGCTAATTTAGGATCTTTAATATTGGATTCGTAATTGTATATCTCACGTGCAAACGGTTCATTAAATCCCTCAGTTTTTATTTTATCAAGTAAAGAAGAAGCAATATCACCTTCAACTCCAAATTGCTCAGCATGTGCAATTCTTCTTGATATTTTAGTGGCATATTTAACCAATCTGTCCAAAGGATCATTTATATAATATTCTTCAGGAAGTCTTACATTATCAATCCTTGAAAATTCCAAATTACCGGCTTTAGCGACTTGAGTTCTAATTGCCCTTAATTTATTCAGCTTATCAATAGCATCAGCTCTGTTTTTAGCCTGTTTTGTATCAACCAGGTATTGAAATACACGCTCTGCACGATCATTTATTTCACGAATACGGTTTAAACCGCTTCTGCCTTTTGATTTTTTACCAGGATATAGCTCATTAAGCTTTCTTTCATCGAGTATACGGGGTTCATATACATTTCTGCCGTGATAACTTCTTTTTTGGTTAGTTGTAATATCAAACGTCTCCATTGAAAGATCTTCTGCATTTTTATCTACGCTCTTATAATATTCATTAAATTTATCATTAAGAAGTTTTACTTTTTCACTTTTAACACTTACCGGCTCAACTTCCTCTAACATCATATTATTGCGGATCCTTTTAAACTCAATCATTTCATCTTTAGAAAGAGATTTGTATTCAAGATAAAGTACCGATGGAATACCCATCATATCACGTTCCCTGTCAGTCATTTTTGAGATTCTTTCAGCCAACTCTTTACCTGCTTCACCCTGGTTCTGCAGTATCTTTTTTGACTGCCTTATCCAGTACCTCGGATGATATTTAGCCAATCCTTTATCTTCATATTCTTCAATAAAAGGATTTTCCTCGATATTCAATACTTCCCGGGCTCGCGCTTTATAAAACTTCTGCACAGCTTCAATAACCTTTTCTTTTTCTGATGCTGTGAGTTTTCTGAATTCTTCCAGGTTATGGATATCCTTCCGCACTTTTTGCCTTACACGTTCTAGCAGATCAATATCATTCTTAATTTTACCTTCAGCTTCAATTTCCTTACTGTATTTATTAACCAGCTCCGCAACTTTGCCAATTGCATCCATCCTTATTTTTTCTGTGTGATCAGGACGCTCACCCTTCGGAGGAGGAAATCCCATGCTTAAACCGGTACCTGTTAAGCTTTTCTCACCGGTGAAGTAACCTTTTACTTCCTTCCATAACCCCTCAAGATGTTTTCTTATCTTACCGCCCAGCTCATCAGTCATTGCTTTAGCCCATTTACCGAACTTTACCGCTCCGTCCTTTGCTAACCGGCGCAGCTTATCAAAATGATAACCTGCAATATCATATACTGCCTTCAGTACTTTTGGCTGTGAGATATCCGAAAGCTTGCTTAAGCCGCCGAAATCAAGGCTCATATCATTTAAGGCATCACCTATGATTTTTTTATTTAGATTGTAATTATGTTCCCGGGCTTGCCGGTAAAGATCATCGTAGGATCTATTTTCAGTATTCTTTGAGTCAGAATTAAAAGTATTTTTAAGGAATGCACCTGTATATTTATTAAGGTCTACAGGCTTGTTTTCTTTTATTGCCGTGTCTAATTCTGTTTTAAGGGCATCAGCGGTTATTCCTGATTCGGTTCCTGATTCTTTATCTGCTCCTGATCCTGTTTCACTAACTCCCTCAATTCCTCCAGGTTTTTCCTGTCCTCTTCGTCCAGTAATCCCAATTTCTCGTCCTCTTCCAGTGCTTCCAGTGAGCCCAGTCTCCCCGCTCTCTGTACTTCTAAATCCAGATCTGTATCTTCCGAAGATTGATTCATATCCGGCGTTCTGTTTTCTGAGTTTTCCTGATTCATTTTCTAATATTTGAATTACATCATTATAATTATATAATTTTACTTCATCAATTCCAATTTTGTTCCATTTACCGGTACTATTATCATATACTTTTATCTTTAGTCCGGGATATTTTTCCTGCAGTTCTTTAATATTTTCAATCGATTTTACATAGTCATTTGCCTGTTTATCCATTTTAACCAAATGGCCGCCTTTACTTACCCGCCTAAACATTCTTTCAGCCAGCTTTTCAGGTTTAGTATACGCCATATTTATTTCAGGCGTCAATCCTGCTTCAGTAATTTTTTCTATACGCTTTTCCGTTTCACCAATATCAGATATATTTGTATCTAAAACCAATTTCACCTGGTTTGATGAACCGAACTTTTTAGCCATTGTTGATTTACCCGAACCCGGCGCTCCGGCAGTGATCATAACTTTGCCTTTTACATTATTATCCTTCAGCTCCTTTATTTTCTTTTCAAATACTTTATCTACAACTTCCCATGCCGGTTTAGTGAACTTTGGATCAGGGTTCGAACGGTCGTAACCTTCATCTATGAATAATTCACGGGCTTCATCCTGGCTTATATAATTTTTATTTTTCTTAATATATTCATCAGCCAAAGAATTAATACTTGGTTTTTCCACTATCTTTTTTAAGCCGTTTATCCCTATCAGTCCTTCATTACCGGCTTCATCTTTTACCTTTATCATATTGTCATTTCTGATATCGGTAATTTCAAGCTGCTCTTTGGGATTTTTATAATTATCACTTCTGATAATATCACCTACCTTCAGCTCATCTTTATTCTGAATTTTAAATTCTTCAGGTCCCCTTCCGGTCCATTCTTTGCCAAACCTCCCCCCGCTGATCAGGAACAGCTTATTATCCTTATGCATTTTTGCAATGTCTTTATTCCTGAATCCAAGCCTGCGCAGCTCTACACGCATAGCCTCATCATCCCAATTCATAAAATCACCTTTTCCTGGCTCATTCGTATTTGTTTCCGGTACCTCCGCAGTCTTACGGCGCCACGTTCTGTTTTCCAGTTTTCGTTTGATCCTGAATCCTTCTTCAAACTCTTTTAAGGTTTTAGCTTTGATATTTTCAACCGGTTCACTTGTTACTGCATTGTCGACTATAGTTTTTATTCGTTCGGGATTTCTCTCTTCAGGTTTCAGATTGTTAATATCACGGGAAACCTTTCTGATTACTCTACCGTGCATTAGAATATCCAAACCTGCATTTAAAAGAACATCTTCTATATATCTTTTAGAGTCAAATTCCTTGTCTGTAAGAGCATCATATTGAGGACCTAAAGAGGGAACAATTGAATTATACATCAAACTTGCCAGCTTACTTCCTTTTATCGATTGAACTTCTGGAGCAGTAAAAGGATTAGCAGCAAACAAAGTACCCATTAAACCGCTTTTACCGGTTTCCCTAAGGTAATCTTCAGTAGTTATTTTTCCCTGAAGCCAGTTACTTACTAATTCAGGCTGTTGCTGAGCTGTAAAACCAATAACATTTGTTAAAGTATTTCTGATAGCCGGGTTTTTAATACCCTGCAGGGTTAAGTTTGTAGTTTCCATTATTGTACTTAGAGGAATTAAACCGCCTACCACGTTTGTACCAATATCCAATGCCTGTTCAAAGATTTTATCACCCGCTCTGTAATTAGATCCTTCTGTTAGAGGAATATCTTCACCAAACAGCTTATTGTATCCAATTCTTCCGATGTTACCCAGTTCAGTAGCAACATTTCCCATACCACCAAAAAAACTCATACCCGGGCTCGATGTTTCTAGTCCCAAGTACTTAGCGACTTCTTCTCTGTTTAGATTATCAGCTTCACTGGGAAATAAAACTTCATTTACGATCGTTCCGGCATCAAATGTTAAAGGGAGCTGAAGTTTACCTTCTTTGTACTGTTTATAAGCTTCATCTTTAACCAAGCCTTTCACAATATTTTTCTTAACGTTTTCCACAGTATTCTTAATGTTTTCTAGAATATTTACACTGGTATTACCGGTAGCTTCTTCAGGAAATGAAGATATTTCCTTCGTACCCATATTCTGCATTCCGTAATAAACCGGTACTTCTGGATTTATAACATTATCTTCACCATTAATACTATCAGCTCTCCCAAAATCCTCTACATTGCTGAGAATATCATCAACCAACAGCCCTTTTTGTTCTTTATTACTTCCTGTTAAATTTATTGCAAATGGTGATTTTATCTCGAAAGGTATTTCCTTTTTTTGCTCAGTTTTTTTCTGCGGCGCATTATCTGAGGGAACAATGTACCCGCCGCTTTTCAGTAATACTTCTTTACGTGGTTTAAATTTCTTAGGTTTTTTATCTGACATTCATTAACTCCATTTCAATAGTTTTACCTTTTAAATCGTGAAAGCAGTCACCGCAATATTCTATTTTGCCATTACGTACAAATAAATGACAAACACGGCCATTCGGATAAGTATTTTTTAAAGATGGAGAGAACGTAGGGTTAACTATATCATTATTAAACTTCCATCTGCCATCCATAGGGAATGTATGACAACCGCCGCAACCAGCGCAGGCAAATATATAATCTGTAAGTTTATTCTCATGATAAACCGGTAATACTTTTGCCTTATTCGAAATTTCCATAATCTTCAAGATTTTTACCTGTCTTATCTCTGAACCAATCCTTTAATGCCTCGAAGTAATCATCATCACCGGTATTATCAAAAATTCCGTGTTTTTCCATTTCACCTATCCAGTCTTCAGGAGTTAAATCAAATCTATTCCACATTTGCTCAATTTTACCCTGCCAGTTCTGTATCTGATTTCTGTAGTTTGAAATATTCTTAATATTATTAAGTACATTACCTTTTTTCTTTTTATCATCTACAGAAGATGTTCCATATTTGACTGCAGCGTAATCTGGATCGCTTATACCCATATTTTGTATTGAACTTTTTAACTCTGAATACTTCTTCTGAAGCTTCAGCTGCTCCTTATCTGAATCCGATAATTCAGAATCATCTTCCGGTTCATCTATCCATTTATTGCCAAGCTTTATTTTTACCTCATTGAATTCACTCAGCAAATTATTAAATACTTTATCATTTGGATTTAAAGCCTGATCTTTGGTTTTAAGTTTGCCTGGTCCCTTATAACCACGTTTATTATTTCCAGTTTCAGGATCATCTGCAAACAATGTAGGATATTGTACTTTAAGTTTTTCCTGCATATCGGAACTGAAAGCTCCGAAATTCTGATATACTTCGTTAGGCTCCAGCTGTAGAATTTCTTCCCAGGTCATTGTACCATATTTACCAAACGATTTTTTTTCCTCTTTTTTAGGATCTTCTGCATACTTCCGGGTAAACTTTATGTTCCCCTGGGCATCGTAACCTATCATAACATTATTTTTCTCGTCAAATCTTATCAATGGGTTTTCCGGTTTTTCCTCAGGCATCTGTAAAAGACCCGCGCGCTGTACAAGCTCCTCAGCAAGATCGTCACCCAGGCTTCCTGATGAGATTAATCTTTGTTTATTCTTCATAACAAGATCTCTTAATCCAAAATTGTGCAGATCAGGATCAAAACTCTCACCCTTTAGTTTATCATACATTGCCAGCTCTTCCGGGGATAGCAGCTTTCGGGCTATATGATCATTTACTTCATCCTGGGAGGGCTTTATTAATTCTTCATTAACATAACCTAAGCCTTTTAGACGGTTTATTTCGTCAGTATTATTAGTTGACTGCAGATAAGAAAGGTAATCACCGGTAGGAGCCTTCTGGTATTCCTGATACAAAGGATTCGATTTAATACTTTCATCTTCTTCAAAACCCGGGTTATAGGTATATTTATTTTTTACCAGGCTGTTTACATCATCTTCCTGCATTTGATATGAGTTTATCTTTTTATGAAGATTTCTCATATTCAGCCAGTTCTTATATCTTTCCTCATGCTTACCAAGCTCTTTAAAGGCATCCTGAGCGTTTCCCTTAACTACAATATTATCCAGGTTTCCCAATACCTGTTCTACAATATCCCCGTTTCTTCTAAGCCAGTCTGTTATTCCCATAATCTTAATTTGTTTGAGTAATTCTACTTATGTATATTTTGGAAACTTAATTTTAATTTTGTAGTATAAATTTTAATTAAACTCTATAGCCATGAACAAATATTATAAAAATCAGCTTTTACTGGGTATCATCTTTGCTGTAATATTAATTCCGGTATCTCTTATTTTTCTTAGTTCAGCAAAACCACAAAAAGCATTTTTCACTAATCATACTCCCAGTAATAACATCGAAACAACAGATTTTATACATTACGCCTGGGACTCAAATCCTCACTTCGTTCCGAAAAAGATTTCATTGGCATATCTGAATTTTAGAGTTAACTATTTCAAAACACATCCATATACTAAAGATTCAATTGATATAATTCTTAAACTTGCGGAAAAACATTTAACTTCAGAAGATGCCAAAAAAATAAAATCCAGGATTTACACTGAGTTCTAATAGGTTAAATGCCTCAAAGCCAAACCAACATTCCGGCGTTTTTTCAATTTGCCGGTCTCATCATAATCTTTATCCAGTCCTGAATTCCTGTCAAACTGTCTGGGACCCACAAAACTTGTAATAAAACTGCTCAGCTCGTTATTATCGTTCATAACATCATTATCACTTGCTTCATTTTCCCAATCATGTGAATGTATATTAAGCTTCAAAGGATATTTCATTTTTAAAACATCAGGTACCCGGGTATCATTATTAGTCCTGGGTGCGACACCAATTATTCCCTGTTCCAACTCATCAGGATCCGGCGCTCTGCCAATTTTGAACCTGTATCCTTCCATTGGATTATATTCCATACCTGCTTCAATCCTGTGATGAAGATCGCCGCTTTGTTCATTTGTCCCTGCCATAGTTGACATTGAGTTAATGATATTCATCAAATTCATAGTTTTAGGGTCCAGATTATCAGGTAATTCATTACCTGAAGATAAATTATGTAAAGTATTATATCCTACTTCATTCATCAAATCTCCGTAATTCCTTGTACCGTTGATAACTTCACCAACTCTGTCAAATAAACTTGTACCTACGGCATTACGTGATTTTTTCTTTGTCTTTTCCTCTTTCTTTGCTTCACCTATAACTCCACCATCCTTCATACCTTTATAATTTTTCTGCCTTAAAGATAAACCTACTTTGTTTGCTTTTTTAACAAACTCCTTAACACCCGGCAAGCTCATAGCTTCGCTGTTTAATACCCCTTCATTCTTTGCAAGCATTGTCGGATATACATCTTTATTCTTTGGTACATCAGGGTCATTAGGAAGTATTCCGCCGGTATTCATAGGCTTATAAAATCTGCTTACTGCGTTCAGCCCAAGACCTGCGCCCGAAAGTATATCACTGAAAATATCAGTATCATCATCTTCTTCTGAAGCGTTTAAGCTTGCAAGTAATCTTGCTTTATTCTGTGAACTTTCTATACCTTTACCGTAAATATCACCTGCCTGTCCCATTACAGAATTCATTACATCTTCCTGCATTCCCCAGGAAGATTTTACCGGGTCCAGTCCAAGCTGCGCAGCCTTTGAATTTGCGTTAGACCTGCGCCTGTTAATTATATTGGAAGCATTCTGAAGTAATAAATTATTTGCATGGGTAGAATCGTAATCCTTCCACCCCATTTTGGCTAGATCAGCATCAGTCCATTCTTTTTTGTCCTTACCAAAAATATTACTTAATGCACCAACTAAACCTCCGACTCCTGAAGCAATTCCTGTTGCTAATAATGGAAACGCCATTTTATCCTCCTCTTTTTTTCCTCATTTTTACCCCAATTATCCCCTTTTTACGCCTCCCCTTCGGGGAGGGGATGGGGTGGGGTCATTTTGAGTAACTTTACTTATTGTTTTTTCTGTTTTTGATGTATATTTTTACACTAATCTTTTAACTAAAATAATCCGGTCATGTTAAAAACTATTACATTTTTTTGCTTTTTGACTTTTGCCTTTTTACTTCTAAATTCCTGCGGTAACGATTCTTCTACCAACTCCACCGGCAACAATCCATGTGTTAAATCATGCACATTACTAAAACCTGCTAATGATACTGTTATCTCTGCAGGAAGTATTACTTTTTATTGGAACGCAGCTACTTGTAATCCTGCTTGGTATCGTATTCAAATTGCTAAAGACTCTAATTTTACTGTAAATGTTTATACTTCACCTAGTATTTCCCAAACAAGCGTTGGTTATAATTTATCAAGTGATTCAATTCCTTACTTCTGGCGTATCAAAGCTTATTATACCGAGAATAATAATGCTGTTATTGATTCTTTCACGACTTCACATTTTAAATTAATAGCTCAATAATCTTATGAAAAAAATAATATTCAGCATCTTATTATTTATTGTTTTTGTATCTTGCGGTAACGATAAAGAACAGTTTAATCAATCTGATATTCAGCTCATTAGCGGCTCTGTTTATATTTGCACCGGTCCTTCATCTAAAGCATATCATAAAACTAAAAACTGTAAAGGATTGCGGAATTGCTCTAAAGAAATTATATCCGTTACTTTAGATGAAGCTAAAAATATGAATCGTAAACCGTGCGGATATTGTTATAAATAATAATTCAACAGTTATGAACAGATATTTTCATTTTCTTTTTATCGTTTTCATCTTTTACTCTTGTAATCAATCGCCAACTTATAAAGAAGAATTAGATGAGCTTAAATATGAATTCGATAAATTAGAACAGGATTATAATTCATTAAAATTTGACAAAGAACAAATTGAATCTGAAAATAGAAATTTGAAATCTGAAATAGAAGAACTCGAACAGCAAATTGATGAAGCAAATTCTACAATCGAATATTTAGAGTCACAAGATGAAGTAATATATTATGAACCAGCACCTAAGAAAAATAAATTCAATAAAAGATTTAAACCTAATTTAAAAAAATAATTATATCCTCGTCCCTTTACTGCCGCCTATCTTAAGCATTACCAATATTTCTCTTATCAGAAATTTCCTTATATTTGCCTTTGTTGTATTCTCACTTGATATCTTTATCTTTGCATAATTAACCCTTTTCCTCGAATACTCACCTGCGGCATTATTTCTCAGCATTAAACCTTTCTTGAATTTTCCCGAAAGCAGCCAGTCACGGCTGTGCAAATTTCCTGTTGAACTTTCATTTCCCGTTACTTCTACCTTTACTTTTCCGTCTGTAAATTCACCCAATACCACTGTTGTTATCATATTATATATCAGGTCTATTGAGTGTATTATCTTATTTTTTACTGCTGTACCACCGCTCACATACTGAGCCAGATAAAAATCAAAACCGATACTGCCTTCATCTAAATGCTCCGTTGTTTCAGGCGGATTTGTCGTGAATATTTTATTCGTTCCCGCAAATAACAGTTCACCGTTTCTTGCAGATACAAAATGAACCGGTACGCTTGTAAAGCTGTATATCTTCCAGTGTTCATATAACAGGCTCCACACCCAAATATCATTTCCTATTACAAAAAATACTTCTTTTTTACCCGGTAAATAACCGGCTTTTGCATTCTGTTTGTTTGAATTGCTGATTGTCATATACTGGTTCAGCCATCTGCCTTTTAATATATTCACCGGTTCATTATCCCTGAACATAAATATACCCTTCGGGCTTATCCAGTATACTCCGCCAAACTGCCTCGCTCCAACTTCCTGGCTTGCCGTTCCCATAGGCGCTTTTTCTTCGGTTACTGCAGAAGTTATTCCTCTCAAGCTGTAAGCGCCCTGGTTCGCAAATGTACCTACCGTTCTCAGCAGAAAGTTATCTTCATCCGCTATTTCATACCATATACAGTCACGTTCCGTAAATACTAAAAAATTCAGCCCTACAGTTGATATCCCGCCCGTTATTTCTTCACGGGCTAACGATTCTATCCTTTCACTCGAAAATATGCTGTAAGCGTTTATATTGCCGTCCTGAAGCTGGCTGAATGCACCCTTGCTTACTCCCTGCTTTTTTTCTGTTTTCGTATCTTCGCTTATATTATCCGGGCTAAGATTCAATGCAACAATATTTTCGTCCACCTGTATAAACTGTTTGGGCTTTATATGTATATCTTTGTCATAAAGCTGATTCAGATAGTTATGCAGCGTGCTTCCGTTGTTTTCTGGTTTTGCCTCAAAACCGTTTTCCTGAACAGGATTATACGCTCCTAAATCATAAGTCTGAAGCTTCTTTGTTATTGTAGTTGTAGTTCTTATTTCCCATTCATCATTTACTGTATGACCGGTCGTAGTTTCAAAAAAGATACTTACTCCAAATTCAAGCAATTGAGGCTGGTTTGCTATATTAATTGGTGCGCTGAATCCTCCTCCGTCACGGTTCCATACAAAAGTATCAGGGCTGCCGGCAGAATTTATTTTCACACGCCAAACAGCAGGATAAGCTGTATCTGTATATCCTCCGCGGCTATGAAGATTATCTATTCCGAATACAGATATTGGTACCGGTATACTGATACCCGTTACTGCATCTTCATTTACAGATAACTCTCCTCCTCTTGCTTCGCTTAATTGTTTCGGGTCCGGAAGAGTGGTTTCTTTTCCCGTATCGATATGTTTACCTGCTTCCGATCTTTCATAAAATATCTGGCTGTGGCTTATTCTCCTGTCAAAATCTGCTTGGTATTCCAGCCATAATGTTAATGCTGTTCGCCTGTTAACAAACCCGTCATAAAACCATTTGCCTATTAAACTCCGCACAAAAAAAGTCTGAAATCCGTCAAGTTTAATACATACACTCCATAATTCATCATAATTATGTGTACTGGTATCATCGGTTTTGCTCGGGTCAATCCTTAATCTTATTCCAAGATCCTGTAATTCATCATCTACATAATGCGAAACTATACCTTCAGTGTGTGCCTCTCTTACAAAAAGTACATCTTTATTCGTTATTACCGGCGCGTCAAAGCTCATCCAGAACCCGTTCCAGTCAGGATTAAAATCTCCTATCCCTGCCAGAGCCCCGAAAAACTTCTTTTCGCTTAAAAAATTTATCAATACAGGGCGGCTTTCATGGCCTAAAGCTATTCTTACGCTGTTAAATGTATCTTCAAAATCAGCATCTTCTATATTTTCCCAGTTCCCCTGGTTTTTTATATTTACCGGGAACCTTGATATCCTGATATCATCGCTTACGCTTATCGATGTTCCCGGGTTTCTGAAGATCGTAAATGTTCCAATTCCTCCTGAATAAGAATAGTCTGTCACAAATCCTAAAGAGGTGCCGGGATTTGTATTATTATACACAAACCAGCCTTTATAATAATCAGCATTGGTATTTATCCCAGCCCCGTTACTTTCTATTTCATAATATGTACCATCGTCAACATTTACCGCATCTACAGTATCACTGAAAATCTCAGTTAACTCTACCCAGCTTGCTTCTTCCCAGCCTGCGCTTACTGCATGATTATTTCCGTAATCACTGGATGGATTATAATACTTGCTGATATATATTTTAGCCGGTGATAAAGCTTTCAAAGCAACCACGATTATTGCTGTTTTTGCAGTACCGCCCGCATCTATAAATACCTTTTCAAAAAAGCTTTTGATACTATAACCCGATGGAAGTACCGCCGAAAGATCATGTAATAAACTGTATGGATCCCGCCTGCGGTCGCCCTGCGGCTCAAAATCCATATTTAAACATTCCTGAACGCTGCCTTCCGGCGGATTCATCTTGTCGCAATCTGTTATAGAAACATAACCAAGCGGATGTCCTTTAATAGCAACCGGCTGATCCTTAAAGAATCTGCCTACTGATAGCCTGCTTCGTATTTTTTCCAGATCGATTAACGGCATTATTCCTTACCGGTTAAAAGTTTTGCTTTCTGAGCTTCGTTAGCTTGAATAAGTTTGTTTATTTCCGCTTCAGTAGATTTCAGGTTTTCCGGTATCGGAATTTTTAAAGTTTCCAGTCCAGTCAAAAGACACATATCAAATATTATATTCATATCTTCATCGCGTGCATCTAAAAATTCATCTGGTGAATCTATATCAACTTCATAAGGAGTTCTGGCAACCCACATTGTTAGGGTCCCGAATTCCGCAAGATCACCTTTGCCAAACTTCACCAGCTCACCATCCCTGCACCAGATTATTCTTTTTTTCCAATGCGAATGATAAGTTCCAATTGGCGGCTTAGTAATATTCAAAAACTCTGTTTTTTTCTTTTCAACACATTCACCATATACATTACTTTCAATAAGGGTAATTTCCCTTATATTTTTATAAATAGCATAGACTGCTAAATTGACCGTTGATAAATTACCCGGAAGTACCATACCTCCAATATTCGTATTAAGAATCGAAGAAAGATCATTATCCAGTTCAACATTGTTTGCATCTATTACTTTAACTACATATGCTTCATAGATACCAACAGCGCTAAGATCAGGAGAGAAAAATACCCTGGCTCCAATCGGGTTAGTGGTATTGAAATTTATAAAGTCTGGACTGAAACTGTTCGCAAATACATCATTAGGAACCGTTAAAATCTTCGTAGTAGGGTTAAAATTCACATCAATATCATTCCACCAGCCTCCCGGGGTATGAGGGCTTACAGCTAGTACTATAGGCTCTTTATACTCTTCAGCGTTTTTCAGGTTTAATATCGCCTGTGCCTGTGGAATTTTAAGATTCAGGATCTCAGCCCAACCCTGCGGTGTTATTGTTTGATCAGTATACTCCTTTAGCCTCATTGTCATATGATACAAGGCTTTACCAAACGTCCATATTTTTGATAGTCTTAATGCCATTTTTAACTCCTGGTTATTTCATACTTAAATTTTTTAGTTTTGCTGTTCTGCCAGTAACACCATAGCAGCTATTGCTTTTATTTGAGGAAGAAGAATATTAGGTTCAATGATATCAGGATTATTTCCCCCCAATACCGCGGCTTTTGGTTCCAATAACACATTTCCTTTAATTGAACTATACGGGTCCGGTGTGAGCTCCGCTCCATGCTGATCTTCGCTGAATTTCGGAAACGCAGTACTGCCCGAAAACTTACTGTAAACATTTTTTGATGAATCCAGCTTTAAACGGGTTAATATTTCCTTCGTATAAACCTCTCCGCCGTTTACAATTTCCAGGAACTTCCTGGAATCAGTTGGTTTTGGGTAATATCCTAAATCAGGTTTACTTATAATACCGGTCAAATAAGCCTGAGGAATATCATACCCGAACTCATCTCTTAATATTACACTGGTATTGCTTAGAACTTCAGCAATATTAGTAAATAAAACAGGCCTGTTTCCCGGTGTACCATTCGGAACAGCATTGTTATCATGCAGCATCACCGGCGCATTGACAAGGGTGGAAAGATTTGATAAGCCATTTGAATAATTTCCTGTTGCTACTACAAGCGTTTTAGATGAATTTGTATAGCTATTGCCGGCTCCATTTAGAGGAATATATACACCAAGCTTACTTGACTGCACTTTAGCAATTGCACCTGTTTCCGTTACAAACTCCGGGAACATTTTGATAAAATCATCTATACCTAATGTTTCGAGAAGATCATTATAAAGGATAATACGAGCTTCATTAATTGATTTAAGCCTGTCTGATGCTGTAAATATTTCACCATCACCGCTGGCCGTGGAAACACCATCACCAACTTTATTGCTCACATCAATTAATATTTCATTTAATTTTGGCTGTGCCATTTATTAATTATTAAAAATAAAATTTATTTCTTGAGCTCTTTTTAACACTTCCAATATCATCAACATTTAATATTACAGCTTCAGCTTCAGCCTCAGCTTTAATAGTATTTTTATCAGTGAAAGCCGGGACCACTTCTTTATATTCAGAAAGTACCAATTTAACCAGGTATTTGTTTAATGCCGGGTCAATGATAGGATCAATTTCATCTGATATCCGTTCACTTGTTTTCGGTTTAACAAATGTTACAATTACTATTTTATCATCTTCTTCTATTTCAACATCAGAAGATATCTTAAATGTCCTTTTCGAAGTCGTAATTGTAAAAGTGAAAGTATTATTCAACTGGTCAGTATCATTCGCTTTTCCAGTCATATAAACGCTCCCTGATAAGCCGGAAGAATTATATTCCGAAAGTATTACCCGGGTAGGAAGAGTTAAATTACTTATATCAGCTTTCATAACTACTGAAGCATCAGTTGAATCATTAGTTTTCCTGATTTCAAGTACACCATCTTTCAGGTACCAATACAATACCCCATTCAATGTGTTATTCAAACTAGCGCCTTTAATAGATAATAAACTCATCTGATTACCGGCGTCACCTGCTATTACAACACTGTCACTGAATGAATAAATATCCTTTCTTATTATCTCGTATTTGATGAATGGCTTATCATTATACCTTACTTTGTGAACATTTACTATTGAATCATCAAAAGGATATTCAAATACATTTTGCTGTAATCCTATATCCCACAGTTTCTTTATTGCCTTGCAGTGAATACAAAGGTACTCCTGAGCATCAGCAAGCTTGTTTAATAAAGTAACAGGACTAGGAATAAGCTTATAATCGTTACTTCTGAGCTCTTCCGTAATCCTGTTAACTAAATCCGCTGTTATATCGGCTGCCATTTTACAATTATATTTTTAGCTTGTTAAAGCGGGTTTGATATTATGTTTATGCAGAATGTAGAACCTTATACATTCAGCTTTGCTTGAAAAATGCGCCTTGAATTTAAATTCAACATCCCAGCCCTGCTCAACAATAAGATCTGCAATCTCATTCCTTTGCATCTTATCATATTCCTGGAAATATTTATCATACTCCGCCTGGTCCGGTACTGCTTCTGTTTCATCTGCCGGTTTCTTTTCCTTTGAATCGCCAAGATCTTTATACTGATCAAGTATTTCAAAACACGATGCCTTCATTAACTCGATCGCTTCTGCAGGAAGATTTGCTTCTTTAAGCTGCCTTTGCTCATCTTCATTAAAGATATTATATATCACCGCGGGAGCTCTTTTGATATTCCTTGCTTCAAGGTAAATACCATGCGGCATTCCGAATACTTCAGAGCGTATTGCGTTCTGAAGATCATCCACAGTGTTTATCCCTTCAACGAAGAAATTTTCTACCTTGTACGTTATTAAGCTGCCATCTGCTTTTTTACAGGGTACTATACCGCCAAGGAAAGTAGCCATTACATGGTAATTTTTTAAAAGGTGAGTCAGACCTTCAGGAGTTAGATCCTTATCCGTTGGTTTATACATTAAAATTTCCTCGCTAATCTAAAAGCCCAAATAGCTGAGCCTGTTTTTAAAGTAAAGGGAATTTTGGCGTCACCTTCAGTTGCAGTCGTACCGGGCCGGAATATTGGAACATCTGTCCATCCAAATAATGTATAAACCTGCACATACCCCGAGCTGTCAGATGCCAGGTAACGTGTTCTGATTGAAATTGCATCAGGGTAATTCAATTTAAAATGATGAATATATCCGTTCTGTTTCACCTCACCAACAATTTCATAATTGTTTTCATTTCCTATTGGCTTTATAATATCCCAGCGGTAATCACTGGTATCATTAGTACTTGCTGATGCTGTCGTATCAGTATTAGCGCTTTCAGTACTCAATTGATATCTTTCAGGTGTATATTGCGCCTTAGTTTCTGATGTGTAAATAAATGCCATTGCTAAGAGCAATACGCCGTAAATTAAAAGTTTGATTGATTTCATTTTTTTCCCCTTTCTTGAGAGATGTTTTTCTTTATAGTGAAAATGGTTTTATTATTACTAAAGCTAAAATTGCTAGAATCACAGTTGAAAAAATTAAACCGGCAAATCCATAAACCAATAATTTAACCGGCTGAAACTGATGTTTATGAACATAATCACTGAACTTATTGTGTAACCCGTCCAGACGATCATCAACACCGTCAAACCTTTTATCCTGACCGTCCAGTTTTGCTTCAATGCTTCCAAGCTGCTTAGCGATATCTTCTAGTTTCATTCTGTTTATGGTGTATATGGATCAATAAAAATTCCTTGTATGTGATATCGAAACCGATAACCTTCATCACCGCCTAATACTTCACCATGAGCTAATGCAAGTTGCGGGAAGACCATATAAGATTCATTAATTATATTTAATTTATAGAATCTTCCTTGTACAGTTGGTGTTGTGTCAAAATCCTCAGTTATTGCACTGCCATCACTTTCAACTCTGACAACAGGATAATTGCTTGCAATAAAACTGTCAATTCTTTCCAGATAAACCGAAGTAACCAAAAACTGTTTATCATATGAATCTGTTCCGGCTATAGTTTCACCGCCATTTGTACCGGAATATACCTGCGAAGTAAATCTTTTTACTGGGTCTACCGGTATTTCAACAGGATTATTTAATGAACTTTTCATTACACACCTTCCCCATACTTTTTAATGAATACTCTGACATCTATTGTACCCGTCGCACTTTTATTGAGCCAGAACTTTGAAAGATTAGAAACATATTCATCATAAGTACCGTTTGGCTTAATAATAATGCCAGCTTTATCCGCATCAGCATTTCCTTCTGACTCAGCAAGATATATCGTAGCAGTGCCATTGTTGACTATGGTCACAGCCAGAATTTCTGAATCACCGGCTGTTTCAAGCTTTACAGCTTTACCCCCGGTATCATAAGCACTGTAATTCGTGGAATCTATTTCATCCAGGGTGAATTTATCGGCATCAGTAACGGTAATAATGTATTCCTTACCATTAAGCTCTGTCATACCTTCAATATCTTTTAAATAAACCCTGTCACCGGTTACAAGACTGTGTCCTGATGTTAATGATACTTCACAGGGAAACTCCTGGGAAATTCCGCTGATACTGTAAATTTCACCAATGAAATCAAGTCTTCTTTTTACATCAAGATCAGCAAATACTTTGCTTTTAAATCTTGCATAAGGTGTATTCTTTGCAAACTTACCGCTGAAATATTTTTGATTATACATTATTTTCTCCTTAACCCCTTTTACCGCCACGCTCCCTACTTCCGGTCGTGTTTCAGGAACGCAGCGGATCCTGGGGAATTATTAATTAGTTCTGCATTTCTTAGTTAGGAATGCAAATACCGTTTATTTCAGGTAAAGTGTGGATGAACGTTGTTTCTGTCAACAGGTAATCTTCGATAGCATCAGCCCTGGGAGCCTGTACATTGGCATGCAGAAATGTATCCCTGCCATTCATAGGCACTTCTTCGCTGTACCTGGGATGCCAGAGCATCATATACGGCTTATTCAGATCATCATATTTCTGACAAACCAACGGATGAAGTACAAAATCCAGCTTTAATGTTGCATACTGAGCAGACATTACTTTCTGACCGAAAATTGTAGTTTCGGTAAAAGTATTCATTGTCTCCTGGTTCTTTTCCCAGAACATATTCATAGCAGCTTCATTCATGATACAAACCCTTGAAGTCTGTTTACCATCAATCCTTAAAGGTTTTCCTACACGGAAAATAAGCTGTTTAAATAAGTTTTCATCAAATGCATTGTATGCATACACATTTCCTGAACGGTTTATCATATTATATTCCAAACCTTCAAATGTGCCTCTGTGAACGTTTGAAGTATCATCAGATTCTATATAAACCGCGGCGCCGTTAAACAACCCTGAAAGTTCCAGATCTTCTGAGTGGTCCCTTTCGTTTTCACTCCTTCTGAGAGCTCTTTCACTTTCACCCCCATACAGCCTTTCATTTGCAGCAGTCTTCGTAACTTTCCAGTTATTTTTAAATATCTGGGTAGGCTGTTCTACGATCGATACCTTTGTGTTAATCGGATCTTCCGGCTCCGTTCCCTGGGGGAAAGAAGTACCAATGATCATGATTTTGGTATTAACAGGAATTGCAGGAAGAGATTTTGTTGAATCGTTTGTATCGATCTGTATCTTATTTGATGCCGGCTTGGCCACACAAATAACATCGATACTTTCACCAGCTCCCGGGGTAATTCCCATAAGCTTCAGTATGAATCTTTTACCTACAGCAGCAGCACCGCTAATTGTGCCAATATTGGCAATTGTTAACGTATCACCGCCTTCTACTGCAGATACAGTTACAAACCTGGGACGTGCCCTGTGTACAAGCCTTCTGATGATTGATGTATTTCCCCTAACTTTGCGGATATTTCGCATCATATGGAGGAACATGGTCGAGGGTTCCCTGTCTTTTGTTATTCCCACGCCCATATCAATATCCAGCCTGTTTTTAATAATACCGGTGGATATTGCATCATTCAATGTTAATATAGGAACTGAAGTATCAGAAAATACTTTGTTTCCTGCAAACAGTAAATGAAGCTTGATAAAGTAAATAATCTGGAATAACAAGAACCCGAAATGCATTAATGCACGGTTGATGTTGAGTTTTGTTTTCATTGAATAAAAAGTTTTAGTTTTAAAATCCGTTAATTAAAATCCAGATTTTAAAGCCCTGGAGCCTTACACTCCACTTTTTATTCTCTTCTGCCCTGTTCGGGTTTTCTACACTGTGGTATTGAAGAAGAATAAATTGAGGAACTTTTCAATCATAAGCAGTTAATAACCACTGCCCATTTTTGCTAATTCCTGGCTTCTTTGTTCTTCCGTCATAACCTGCCCGTTTTGGGTTTGCTTCTCTGTGGAATTGGTTTTGTCGGATGATATCCCGCCTGGTTTTCCGGGATTATCTTTTTGAAGTTTCTGAAGCAGTTTCATCTGCTCCTTGAGATTGAGTTTATGAAAATCCTTTGGCAGTAATTTCTCGTTCTGTGATGATGTGTTATTGCCTCCGGTATTATTATTTGATGTTTGAAAGTTCAATCTGTTTTTAAAGTTTACTTCGTATATTATTTCAGGATCTTCACCGGTACGAAGTGCAGTCGTGATAATTTCTTTAATCATATATAGCTTCAGCTTATCTTCTTTACTTACTGAATCCCTTACCGCCGGGTCCGTTGATTTTAGCTTCTTATTTATTACATCGATATCTTCACTAGTTTTTATTTCAGGGTATCTTTCTTCAAGTTCCGTTCTTAACTGCGAAGCTGCCTGTTTTAATTCTTCTTTCTGAATAAGGTATATCTGTGTATTGGCGATCTTTTCGTTTTCCTGCATTGTTTCTGCAAGTTCCTGAAGATCACGTTTAGCATTTGCCCTTGCATTAATTGCTTCCGTCTGTTTAATCGGGTCATCGATATCATTAATTTCATCATCTGTTAAATTAGCTGATTTTTCCAACTGTGCTTTTAATGCTAAATTGGATTTAAGAACGTTTTCTGCATTTGTCTTAAACTCAATAACTTCTTTTTTAAAGTCCCTTTTATCATCAGAAAGCTTCTGCTCTCTCCTGGTAAACGATTTATTCCATGCGTTATTATGTGCAAGCTTTGTATATGCTTCATAATATTCCAGTTTTCTTTCATCATCCAGTTTACTGAAATCTACTTCTTTAAAATGTTCCTCAGCTTTTTTTGCTATTTCGGTAAATGAAAATTTCTCACCGCCAATTATAATTTCATCTTTAACCGTATCATTATTACCTTCATCTGCCGAAGAATCATTATCCAGCTCTATATTAAGCTTTTCTGCCAGTTGCGCCCTTGTAAGATTTTCACCATTATAACTTACAGTATCAGTTTCTTTTAAACTTTTTATGTATGCTTCAGCTTCTTCAGGAGTATAATCTTTATCTCCTATTTTTAGCTTATCGTCATTACCGGTATTACCTGCCGATGGTGGCGGCGGTGGATCATTTTTCTTATCATCAGTACCTTCAATACCCTTTTCAATTGAATAATCGTCCACAATGTCATCCGTAACGCTTTCACCTGCATCAGCAAATATCTTCATTGATGAAAACAACAGGTTTAATTTAACCAGGTAAAGAATACTGAATATTTTTGAAATTAATTTTAACATTTATTTTTCCCCTTTGATCATTTATTTATGCCGCTAATACTTGGTTTCCTTGACGCTTCGCTCCGAATGGAGCGGGTTTATTTTGGTTCTTTAATTCCTGAACCATTTGGAATTTCTTAACAAACATCATCACTGCCTGGACCAGTTCAGGACCGCCTTCTACAATTGTTTTACCAACCTGGATAATCTCATTCTTTTCTTCAACTTTCCTTATCATTTCATGAACATTTTCAAATCCCAAAGCTTTTAAATAATCATCATCAGGCATCAATCCTTCTTTTCTGGCTACCTGTGTACGCTGTAAAGTTAATTCTTTATTTCGTTTACTGTCAAAATCATACTTTATCGATACCTTCATATCAGCATCATCACCCAAAGGATTGATAACTAACAGTAAATTATTATTAACAGCCGATTCCTGCGTAAAAGGCTCATAAGTACTTCTCGGCGGCGCTATAACATAATTAACATCATTTTCTTCTTCGAATACCTCCATATTAAGCTTATTAGTTTCCAGGTATTCTATGTACTGATCATATGTATATGTAGTATTTACTGGGATGAAATTCTTTTTATCACTGTTAGTATCTTGTACTTTTATCCATCTTGCGGTAGTAAAATACAAAGACATTATTTTGTAAATTAATCTTGTTTCCTGAGTCACAGCATAAGTGATATGCCTTTCCTTATATCCCTGAGGCTTTAAAGCCTGCACCTGGAGAAGATCTATTGCGGTACCTGAAAACTCTCTTTTGTCAGGATATCTTCCTTCTATTGGATCATGAGAGAACCCTGCATCCTGTAAAGCTTTATATGTTGTTTGTATCAGCTGAAGAAATGCCGGCGGTATATCTTTTATAAAATTAGCCTGTTCAAGTTTCCCGTCTTTTTTCAATGGGAATGATTCACCGGTAGCAAGCGCCTGATCTATTACTTCCTGATACTGGCTCCATGTTGCTTCATCAACAGCGATCGGATTTTTCATCATTTTTCTTACATATGCAAGAAATACCGAGTTGATGATATCATAAAGCTTATTCAGGCGTTTCAGGAAGTACGTATCAGCAATAGGCATGAATCCTGTTTTTGAATGCTTATTGTAATATGGTGTACGCGTGAACTGTCCCAGCTCATTCACTTTATGAAATACCGTGCCAAGCGTAGAATTGTAAATTGCACGAAAGAAGTATTCTTTATCCTTTTCGATATTAATCGATTCACCCGATGACTGCCTTTTTATCTTACCTTCATCATCCACTGAATAGTTACTCATACTTATACCGGAATCAGTATGCTCATAGTTTACTGAATATTTCTTTTTGTATTGAAACATATAAAGAGTTACAAACTGGTCAGTTGTAATGTCATTATCTTTTATCAGCTGGTGATATTCATCATATTCATTGTCACATGCTATTTCTTCAGGCTTAATTCCAAAACGTGACAGATAACGCTGCGCTTCTGATAATTCCATCTTGATCATTCTGCAGTCCCTGCGCCTGTCTGCAAAAAATGGTTTACGGCTTTTACAGTCTACTAAAACATCACGAGCGGAAACTTCTTCAAATATTATATCACCCATATCCGATTCATCATTCCTGGGATCAAAATCCACTTCGCTCCAGTGCAGACCAAGATCAACCATTCCCTGTACACATGCTTCCCTTACAGTCACATAAATATCCTTTTCAGATTCGATATCCTCCAGTACTTTTTTAGTAATACCTGCAATCTTTGTGAACTGCGGCCTGTCAGGATCAACATTAACGGTTTTATTGCCCTGGGTAAATTCAGCAACTGTTCTGCCGTTTATTTCCCGGGTTTTATTTATGTGTAAATAATAATTATCATCTTCATCTTTTAATATTTGTGAGGGATCTTTGGTTAGTAAAGCTTCAGCATCAGTACTCATATTTGCAGGGATTTCTTTTTCTTCCAGGTACTTTTCGTAACTGTCCCAAGTATGCAAATGCTTTTCATGCATCAGCCTGTCATCATCTATAGCCTGTCTTATCTCAGTATCAATGATAACTTTATGTTCCGGTTTGCGGACTTCTATGGTGCGGGCGTCTATTTGGTTTAATAGCGGCATTCTCTTATTGCAATAATATACAACAATTTTGTATAATGCAATATATCAGCCAATAAATTTGTGTATTTTAAAAAGTAAGGGAATTTATACCAATAAATCATTTTTTTTACTTTAAACGATACTTTTTCTTGCTTTTGCTTTCATACGTTCTACTGTTTCAGTCACGTCTTTATCTGTATACCGCTTTTTCCGGCTTATTAGAGCGTACTGGAGGGCTTTTATCCAGTGAGCTATAGTTTTATCCTGCTCCTTCATATAATCTTCAGGGAAATCAGGATCCTTCTCAAGCAATGGTAGATTTTCCACCAGCTGAGGACACCGCTCCGCCATTATATGTATTTTCGGTCGCTTGATAAATAAACCGTTTTTCTTTTCCCATTCAAGCAGATCCTTCAGCTCATCATTTATCCAAATCCTGAATCTTTTGTGTTCAGGCGGTCTCTTGGAAACCTGAACAAGTTTAACTCCAAGATTCAAAAATGAATTAGCCGGCGCTCTTTCTTCAGGAAGCTCTACACTTTCAGCGAACATATTTACATCACCTACAGTAAATATATTTTTCTCACCGATTTTTTCCAGGAAATTATTATAGGATACAGCTTTGTAAGTCTTACTTTTGTTTATTGCGGTCCATTCACGGTATACCCATATATCCCCTTTATGATCTTCTGCTATAAATTCCGCACATGTAACATTACCGTAATCCAAACCTGATATACGAGCCCAGCTCTTTGGCGGGTCAAATGGCTTCTGAGTCCATAAATGAATTTGTTCTGAATATTTGTCAAAGAACATTCCGGCTACATAACTCCAGTCGCCGTCAAGAAGCATCTTTCGTTTTTCTTCAGGAAGATTTAAAAGGTTTGATAAATAATCAGGATTATTCTTAAGCATTTCCTCATTATCAAATAATCGTGCTGGTATATATTGCCTTTTTACTCTTACTTCCTTTCCTTCAATTATCTTTTTAACAATAACTGGATCACTTGCCTTAACAGGCTGCCAATACATACCACCTACTTTACTAAATCTAGGTTCACCATCTGGAATTGCCGGACATATATCTACAAACTCTTTTTTAAATTTCCTGTGCGATGGACCGCCCGGGTTCGTTGTATACACCCTGAACGGTTTTATCCTGCATTTAGATCTATTCCAGGCTTCAACAGTATAGTTTTCAGGATGCATCAATGTAGCCTCATCAAATGCCTGAATTGTATTCCATCCTCCTTGATATCTGCGCCAGTCTCCCGGGTACTGCATGTAACATAGAAATACCGTCGCTCCCGATGGAAACTTCCATCTTAGTTTTGATTCATTAAACTTTCCTCCAATAATTGGATATAATTTTTCTGTTAAAGGTATTATTTCCTGTTCTAACTCCACTTTTGTCAATCTGAATATCTGCATCCTAAATTCTGATACCTCCAGGAAATCATGATATATCGGAAGTATTACAACTCCAAATGTTTTACCTGGACCTGCAGCCCCGCCATAAAGCGTTTCTGTATTAAATGGAGAATATTGTAAGAATTGATACTGAGGATAGCTTATCGCCTGTAATCCAAGCTTCTTTACCGGACCGAAACCGTTTGATATTGCCTTAAATCCAAATGTTTCTGAAATATCATCTTCTAGCTGAAGTGCAGCTTCAATCTGTTGTCTTATTCCGATCACGGTAATATTTTTTTATTATTCTGTTTCTTTCAGCTTCGCTTGTTGCATCACGCAGTTTAATTAATATTTCCCTGGGCATTTCCTTTAGGTTTAATGGCGGTACATCACCAATATACTCATCCCTGCGAAGCAGAGGTTTAAAATGCTGGAGAGCCTTTAAATACTCAGCCGTGTATTCCTTACCTTTCAGCTTAATTAATTCCCTGTAAAATTGCTCTAAACCTGGTCCAAGTACTTTTTTACCGAAACCTTCCCATGAAAGAGGGATCTTCTTTTTCTTTTTTGTCGTTTTACTGCTTTTATTAATAATTTTTTTCAAACTTTTTTTATTTTACCGAAAGATTAACGGACTATTTTAAATCCGGGGTTATCCAAACAAGGGGAAGAGAAGCTTCACTCCGCACAGCTCCGTTTCGCTTCTCTTCCCAAGAAGCGGGGGAAGTATCCCCCGCACCCCCTCTTTCATTACTGGCATAGACTTATTGATTATACTTATTTTGATAATCTGTTAAAGTTAGTTTATTAGGATCCCTGAATTTAATATACTTTTTTTTACCTTCACCATAATTGGCCTCATATGAGTAATACTCACCTTTAGAACTTGTCATTCCTTCCAGCTTTTCTTCAAGTACTGCCTTCCTAAGTCGTGCTACTTCTATCCCGCTTGTGATCAGTTCATCATATAGCGCCCCTTTTACCGGCTCTTTGAATACTTCTTCTCTGACAAATGTCCTGAAAGCGTTATCACCGTATAAATGCTTTGCCATTGCTATTGAGTCAATTCTCAAACTCTCTGTTAAAACAGCACGGCTCTCTGTGTTTTCGTATATATACAATAATGATAAGTTCTTTTGCCGGCAGGCACTTATGATTTTTGACGGATTCTTTTTTTTATTGTGTTCGCGGCAAAGTAATTGATAATTATACATTTGGTTATTATAGGGGTTGTTGTCAATGTGGTCAAGTATCAATAAATTAAATAACTTCTGTTTATTTGTATTTTTTGTAAAATCCTTGTTACAACCCGGCCATGAGCACTTCGCTCCATATTTTTGTATTAGCTGTTCTTTCACCTTGCGAACTTCAGCTGCCTGTAATTTTTTGCCCATTTATAATTTAACGTTTTTTATTTTGTTTAACTACGACCGGCATTTAACAAATTTTAAACAACTCTAGAATCCATAAACCACAATAATAAATAATTATGATAATTCCTGTAATTGAAAGTACTAATGTCGAAAAAGTATTTGTTAGAAACATCCATAAAGGTACACCATAATAACCATCAAACATCCATTCTTTTATATTCCTTAAAGTAATTCTATGATCTTTTGTAATAATTTTATATAACGACCATATAAAGCCAATCAAGAAAAAAACAACACTAAAGAATAATAATCCGATCAAGAATATTAATATCTCATTTTCCATCAGTTATAAATCACCTCCTCATTACCGCTATATCGCATGATATACTTCCATGTCATATTATTCTTTGGTACCACCAGCTCCATCACTTCAAGTTTCCATTTAAAAGTTTTAAACCATTTCCTGAAGTAAAGGTATGGAGTTAAAATATAAACTGTATCACCAAGTATAGTTTTTCTTTTTACAAGAATAATCAAAATAATGTATTTTTGAAACCTCAGTTTACTTATCATGTTTACATCATCTTCCCGGGAAGTTTCATTACTTCCCGATAAATGAATATGCCATTCACCAATGTAAATTTTCTTCCGTTCTTTGTATATTTCCGTTAAGGAGCTGAGCAGCCTTTTCTTTTCCGGCGCATAATTAATTCGTTCACCTGCAATATTTGGCAAATAAACAAAATCTGAAACATCAATCTTCAGCTCACGCCATCCTTTTACATCTTTTTTATCTATCACTCCGGCCAGAGCTCCACCCTCTTCCTTGTAAAATTCACCGGTAAAACTTTCTTTCAGGACCTTATTCAAATGAAATAATAAATTCTCAATCGATTTATCCCCATACCTCAGAAAGAATGACAGCTTCTTTTTATCTCTTTTTAGAAATTTCCAGTATAATCCAAACACTTTCTTTCTCTTAAAATGTCGGTCACTAAATTTGGCGTTTTTGTAACAGCTCAAACCATACCCAAATATTCTAAACCAAAAAAGATCTTTTTTATAATAATAGCTTATCACAGTTTATTTTATTTTACTTATTCCTTTACAAGCATTATGAGCCTCGCTCTGAATATTATCATAAGACATTTCCAAAGCTTCTTCATAATTTAAACCATATTCCTTTTCTGATTTCCGCTTCAGCTGCTCTGATTTATAATACTTCCTTGATATCTTTTGAAGTACTTCAAGCATTTTATTATAATTATTTTTTTGTTTTTCAGTCATATTAATTTACCCATTTTGGATTTAACTTTAAGAAGTCACCTTCAGAACCCTTTTTAATTGAAAACTTAACCTTAATGCAAAATTGAGCAAAATCAAAGAACCATTCATCAATATTGAATTTATCCTTACTTATATTATAATTCTTCTCGATGAACTTAATGATTAATTCCCTGCAGGAAATATTTTTATCTTCAAACCCAGTCACTTTTTCTATATTCTTCATATCAAAAAAATTATATGGCAATGCCATATTCCAGATCATTAATCCTTCATCATTAGTAAACTTTTTTATAAATGTCTCTTTCATATTCAAAAGTGGGACAGTATGTTAATTATTTATTAATTTATTCTTTCTATTGTTTTACCTTCTTCGTTTAATAAGAAAGCGGGTAACTCGGTGAATATACGCAAGCATTCTTCTCCTTTTTTGTATACAAAAAAGTTCATTTGGTCATATGAAACTTCACCATCACCATCCTGCGAGCCCGGAGTATTATATATAGCCATATAAGCATCAGTTAATCCACCTGGTTTTGTTGGTCCTTGCGGTGCTACCGGAAATTTTTCGATCTTCTCTATTTTATCCAGGTAAACCCATCCCTTCCCTAATGTTTCATTGAATGTTTTTAATTTAAGTAGCATTTTCTGTCTCTCTTTCTATCTGTCCCACTTTATTATTTTTCTGCCTTTTATTTTTTGGTTTAAAACTTTTTTATATAACCTGCCTTTTATTATTTTATATTTATCAGCTCCGCCCTCAAAAACAATTTGACAATTAAAAGTAATTATTTTTCCTGATTCAAAAGCATTAAGTATTTCATGGTTAGTCATTTCAACTGCAATATATTTAGGCTGCCGGGTTTTCCATTTTTTTAAAGCAGTTTGTTTTTCAGCATGGATCCTATTATCCCTGCTTACTTCCCATTCCTCCGGAAACCATAGATCAATATTTCTTAATCCCATACTTATACTTTTTAATAAGCCGGTATTTATCCGGCTTATATTTATTTTAATGCATTTACAATTGATGAAAATAAAGCATCTTTTTTCTTCTGTTCTTCAGGAAGTTCGTCATAAGGTACCATACATGGATGTTCCCTTTTATCTGGATCTTTTACCGGACCATATACCCATCCTTCAGCATCTTTATCTTTTAACCAGGCTTCATGCTGAGCTGAATTACCAGCTTCAGGATTATCCAGTTTAAATTGAACTCCTTTTATGGCTGATTCTCTTTGCCAATCTTCTGCTTCATCCCAGGATTTTTGAGACAAATCCCCTATTGCTTCACAATAAGATTTATTTGCATCATGACATACTTTTGCAATTTCTTCTGTTTTCATTTACAGTAATTAATATGTTATTAAAATGTTTTTAACCAGCGCCGCATCTATGGTTGACTTACCGATTTGTACGGCGCCGTTCACAATTATTGAGTGCTAATACTTGTAGCTTTTCCGCCTGCAATAACTCAAGTAAAGCCTACAGGGAATACATCCTTCCCTATCTGCTCAAAACACCCTGCCCTTTCTATCTGAAGTATTTCAATACTTTGATACTTAATTTCTGTATTCACCATAAACCCCCTAGCGATCATGTAATACAGAATGGAAATATTTCCCAAAATAATTATCATTATGGTTTTATTTCCCCACGTTGTAAATTTGTATTTACATTTAAAATATATCCTGTTGATGGAATATTATCATCAGTTATTTCACCATCAGCACCCGTTACATAAATCCTATCATCTATCAATGGATCTTCCTGGTTCACCGGGGTAAAACTTATTTTTACTTCGATATCAGGTATAGGCTGATTATCCGAATCCAAAATTTGAAAGAAGATTTTTTTCATTTTGTTTTTAATTAATTATTTATTAAAGTGATTTTTGATTTTATTATTTAATTTTACCGATAATTTTAAACTTTCATTTCGTATTTCTTCCCAAAACTCTCCATCAGATTCACGGCAAGACTTATTAAATTCTTCTGCTATTTCTTTTTGCTTTATATTAAATTCCTCTGATAATTTATCTTTCCTTTCAGTCAGGATTTTAATAAGTGTTTCCTTTTCCTGCCTGCGTTTCTTTCTAAAAAATATTAATGGATTAAATATTTTATCAAAATGAATTAACCTTATAGTTTCATTTAGAGCTTCTATTTGCGGTATAATTGTTAACTTTAAAGATTCTAATTTTAAGTTATAATGCATATAATGAATATCATAATTACCTAAACTACCCACCTTACGATCTCCTCTCCAAATAATCTTTTATATTTTGAGTGTTTTCTTTTTCAGCCTGAATTTTATCCCAGTATTCCCGGGCAGTACCAAAAAATGCTGTTTTCACTTTATATCCCTTTGTTAAAGGATCCTCCTCGATAATTATTTGTTGCATTTGAATAGTGTCTAGATTAAAATTTCCCATTTCTTTTTAATTTTTTAAATACATTAACTAAACTCAAATCTTCCATCTTCTTCGATGATAATAGTATTAAAAGGAAAACCGCTTTTCGGTATCTTCTCAATTACATCAAGCAAATACTTCGACCCGGTAAATATCACACGTTTTTCAGTGTTGTATTCGATCTGAAGATACAGACATTTCCCGCTGAAATTTGAATCTTCTATCTTATAATCATGTACAATTATTTCACGATTCAATATTTTGCTTATTGCTATCTTATTGCCTGTGAAATTATGTATATCCTGCTTTAACCCAAAGTCACTGAATTTCTTCATGATAATAACTTCCTCATTAAATTCCTGCAGTTCCCGTGAACTGCCCAACCGTTATATGAAGCAATCGATGCTCTGTTTTTATTCCTTCTTACCATTCTTGCAAAATTCTGTTTTATGCTTTTTCTCAGCCTGGTATTAGTTGGGAAAAACCTGTAACCGACAAAATCCAGCCCGCGCGCGGCCACAGGAAACACCTGATAGTTATTCTTCACCTTGAGTTTTAGCTTTTCCTTCAGGTAAACCGTTATCTCACCAAGCAGCTTATGCAGATCTTCTTTGTTTGAACTCAGTATCACAATATCATCTGCATAACGGAAATAATACTTCACCCGCTTATCTTCTTTTAACCAACGGTCAAAATAGCTCATATAATAATTTGCCAGATATTGGCTCAGGTAATTCCCGATCGGCAATCCCTCCGAGCTGTCAATTATCTCATACAATAATTCCAGTAACTCAATATCCTTTATCTTTTTCTTCAGCAATTCTTTTAGGATATCATGATCAACAGACGGATAGAATTTCCTGATGTCAAGCTTTAAACAGTACTTCGTACCTTCCCTGTCAATTAACGCTTTCCTAACTGACCTGAAAGCTCCATGTATGCCCCGCTCCTTTATACAACTGTAAGTATCCGTTGTGAATAACCTCATAAATATTGGTTCCAAAACATTCATTATTGCATGATGAACTATCCGGTCCGGGTAATATGGTAATCTGAATATTTCACGCTCCTTCGGTTCGTATATCTTAAAAGTAGTATATTCAGATGTTCTGTACTTATGCTCAATTAAAAGTTTATGCAATTGCATGATATTTTCTTCTCTATCCAGCATATGATACTGAACACCCTTCTGCCAGGATTTTCCTTTACTTGCCTTCTTATCAGCTATTTCAAGATTTTCTATACTGCAAATCCTTTTATACAAATTGCCTGTTCTTCTCATTTTTCTTTGCTGTGCCCGGTCGCTTTCAATTGCTTACTAACGCCCGCGGATTATATATTTATTTTTTGGCCTGCTGCCATGGTCTGTACCGGTGAAACAATTAGCATAGGTGCGAGCTGACATTCGTATTCGTGTTCCAGTTATCGTAGTTCGTGTTCGAGAAGCCGAAGCCTGCACATCGAAACCAAACAGCTCTCACGGTACACCACCGTGAAACTTTACTTCTTCTTTCCTGCCTTGGGTTTTACTTCTGATTCAGGCATTATCAGCATATATTCTTTGTACAGGTCCGCAAATTGTTCACCTGCATAAACCGCCGTTTCCCGTGTTTTAAAGCAAAGGCGCGAGCCGACACTCGTAACCGTGCTCCAGTAATCGTAGTACGTGCGCGAGAAGCCGAAGCCCGCCGGGCGATCTTCATCAGCTTCTACTTCAAACCAGGGGTAATACTTCCACTCATCTGAATCATTCCAGTTAGGCTGCCAACCATCATTTATCGCTTCAGCAATTATTATCAGTTTATAATGAGCGACTATTGCCTTCTGATGAATCACCGGCAGCATGGATACTTCCGGCAAAGCTTTAGGATCTATTTTCCTTGCTTTACATGCATCTTCAAATGTTCTGATTTTTTTGTAATCCATTTTATTTATTCCTCATCTCGAGCCTGTCGAGAGATTAGTTTAAAAATTCATTGTAAATTTCAATAAACTGCTTGCCGGCATATTCCGCCAACGCTTCCGTTTTAAAGCAAAGGCGCGAGCCGACATCCGTATCCGTGTACCAGAAAACGTAGTACGTGCCCGAGAAGCCGAAGCCCGCTTTATCATACTTGAACCATGGGTAGTATTTATACTCATCAACATTTGTCCAGTCCGGCGTCCAGCCTTCATTTAACGCCCGGGCAATTACAATAAGCTTGCTGTGCGCAATTATTGCTTTTCCATCACTGCCAAAACCTGATACTTCTACCTGTAATTCCTTCGGGTTTAAACCCAAAACCGCGCAGGCATCTTCGTAACTTTTAACACGTTCCTTGATATCTACAGGTACTGTTTCAGCTCCATTATTGAGACTCCCTTTTCTGATATATTCTTCACCATCAACAATTATTGAATCTTTTACAGTTTTCATTTTTTACTCCTTTTTAATTTCATTAAAATTTTGACAACTTCAAATCTTACAACATATGGTTGAATCCAACGTTCATCCTTTGTAGTTTTCCACCACCGCCAATAAGCTTCATTTGGTAATTGTTCATTTTTACCGATCTTATACAGCGCAATATTATTATCACACATATACTGAAAGCCTTCTTTTACATAATCTTCTTCAGGTGCATCTTTCATCATTTCTTTATACACGGCTACGATCTTTATCTCAGCTACCTTTTTACCGCCATACCTGGGTGATTTATCCCAAGCCTGCACAATTTCACCGGGCTTAAAGCTTTCAGCATGGCGTGGATTCCAGTACCTTCTCGTTACTGTTTTGCGACCTGCCAGAAGAGCAGCCGTTGTTTTTGCGAATGATATGATTTTCATTTAAAGCAGAGCCGTTTATTGCCAGTTCATTGAATTAATCTTTTACGCGATATAATTAATTACGAATTTCACCATGCGCACCGGCTCTGTAATTTGTTTTACTATTTCTTTTTTGCTTCTGCTTTTTTTACAGCTTTAAAGCCTTTAATACATTTTATGAATTTTTCTTTTGTCATACGGTCAAAGCCTAAAGCGGTACCATCTTTATCAATCCATTCACTGAATTTATATAATCCCGTTTTCGCATCTTTCCTGAAGCATACATTAGGTTGCCCTGCTCCCGGGTTTATCAGGTTCATTGATTTCAATTCCTGAGGTTTTTCCTTATCAACGAATTTCCGCAGTAATTGTGATATCGCCTGCAGTTCAGTCAAATAATCATTTTCCTTAAGATTATACTTCATGCCGGCAAAAGTAACTATCAATTGTTTGGATGGATCAGGATATTTTTCATCAGCAGCTTTTATACCTGCATCGATACAAGTCTTTAAGTCTATTCCAATACTTACGCATGATTTTTTCATATCATCTGGTTCAAATGCATATGCTACAACTGACATTACAGTTAATTCCTCAACACTTTTCTTTTCTAATACTTCATCTAAAACATTCCTTCGTTTATCCCATGGACATTTATTCCATTCTTCAATTGTTAAACCAGCTACCATACCATTCCACTGATAAGGTACTGCTT